GCGGCCATTTCTCCGAGGCCGTCCGCCGCCTCCTTGCTCGAGAACCCCACGGCAGGCCCTACCGTGATCGCGGCCTGTTTCAGGCGCGCGTAGTCCTCCGTGGAGAGCTTCTCCATCTTGGACGAGACACGCGCCATTGCCTGCTCGAGAGAGAAGAAACTCTCGATCGGTTTGGTGAGCGCGGCGCGCCCTGCGGCGCCCAGGCGTTCGAAGTTGTTCGCGGCGAGGTCCGCCTGCGCGGCGAACTTCGTGGCGTTGCCGCCCGCCTTGAGCCACCGCGAGGGCTCCAAGAACCCGCCGCCCGCACCCGGACCTCCGCCTCGTCCGCCGCCCGAGTAGAACGAGCCGTTAGGCAGCAACGGCCCGGACATGGTGCCTTTGATGTACTTGCCCTGCTCGTCCCGTGCCTTGCGGACCGCGCGCGAGACCTTGTCCACGTCCGCGGCCACGCCCCGGAGCTGATCCCGGCCCGTGGCCCGGATCCCAAGCTGTAGCCCTGCGCGGATCGTGCTCATGCTCCGGACACCTTCACCCAGAATCGTAGCTCACGCAGGGATGCAGCGCGAACCTCCGATGGAGGCCAGCCGAACTTGCGCACGAGCACGCCCACGAGCCGGATCAGGTCTGTGCGCCGTCCGAGGAGCTGATCGTAGGCGCTGCCTCTTTTGGGTCCGCCGGCCCTCCTGTGAGGGCCACGAAGTCCGCGAGGCAGAGCTGCTCCACCTCCGCGCGCGTGAGGCCTGCGAACCGGCAGATCGCCATGGCCTTGCGCTCGAGCGCGTTATCGGCGCGGATCGACGCCTCCACCCAGAGCCAGTCACCAAGGCACTGATCCTCGGGCGCGCGCATCTTGAGCACGGAGAGCATATCGCCGCTCTCGCGCTTGATCGGTTTCGTGAGCTTGTACTCCACGGCTGCTCTCCGGTGGGAGCTCCAGGCGCCGGCCTTGCGCGCCTCGAGTCGCTCCCGTGTGACCCGTGCGTCTGGTACTGCGGCCGGCCGCCTGGATTAGAGTGTCTGCGCTGCCTGCCCCATGAACTCGACCTCGAGATCTCCCGAGTCGCCGCCCAGCTTGGCAGGCTTGGTCAAGAACGCGTTGCGCACCACGTAGCGCTTGCCCGTGTCCGCGATCACGGTCACGGTCACGTTCTTGGCCGCGTTCAGCTTGTCCACGTCCGTGGTGGCGGTGTGCGCGAGGGTTGCGGCGACGGTGGCCGCCACGGACTTCTCCGAGGGGCCCAGCAGGCCGCCGTCCGCATAGACGGGGCTGCGCTCCTTGCCGCCGAAGTCCAGGGAGGCGGTGCCCTCCTTGCTCTGCAAGGACAGGCCCTCCATCTGCACGATCAGTGTTCCGGTCACGTCAGCCATGTGTCACTCCGAGGGGCAGGGCAGGGCCAGGATCAGGCGTACGCGATCTGCGCCGCCGTCACGAGCAGGTTGTTCATGAGGTCCGTGGGTAGGATCATGTTGATCCGGTTCACGTCGCTGGGATCGAGCTCCACGAGCACGGCCGCGGCGAACGCTTTCGGGTTCTGCGTCCAGCCGGCCTCGCACGTGTCGCCGTACCACGCGATCGCCTCGCCCTTGACGATCTTGGGCGTGGCGATCTTCTGGCCGGACACTTCGTTGCCGTCCGCGGCGAGGAGCCAGCCTTGCCCAAACTTGGACGCGACACGCGCGCGCCACGTGTAGCGCAGCGCGGCGAGCAGACGCACGCGGCTGTGGTCACGCAGGGCCGTGTCCGGCAGCGAGAGCGAGTTCGTCTGGTAGGTGGTCACGAGGCGCTCCACGAGGAGCCGGCCATCGCTGCCCGCCTTCACGGTGGCGATGCCATCGCTCAGGAGAATGTCTCGCTCCGCGCGCGTGAAGCGCGAGCCGCGGGGCGCAGCGTAGAGGCCTGCGAAGCTGGCGCCGGTGCTCGCCTGCGCCGGATTCACTTGGTTCTGCAGGTTGCTGATCGCCGCGGCCTGCGCCGCGATCTCCCACGGCAGCGCGCACATGGCGGACTTTTCGCAGCCCAGGGCCGCGAGCATGCCGGAGTTGAACCCGTTCCCGTAGGACGTGAGGTTCGCGCGGCTGTCCTGCTTGCATACGAACAGGGAGCCCTCGATCGCGCGCATCGGCAGCCACCGCGACTCGAGTTCCGCCACCACGCGATCCACTTCGGTCTTGGCGTTGTTCCCGCACACGACAGTGGGATAGAGCTCCTCGCCCATCGCGGCTACCGCGTTCGTGAGCGCGGTATCGGTGGCGCCCGAGGCCATGGCCGTGACCGTGACCGTGAGGCCGGCCGGCACTTTCTCGCCCGGCTGGAGGCAGACGCCCAGCAAGATCTGGTTCCCGATCGTGCCCGCGTGGCGGGCGGTCAGGTCCACGCCCGTGCTCGCGTTGCCCGCCGCCGTCACGGGCAGCGAGCCGGCCACGAGCGCGATCGCGGCGAGAGCGGAGGTCTCCACCACGGCAGCCGTGTCGCCCACCGCCACGGGCACCGCAACGCGCCGCCCGCCGATGTAGAGCACGAGCTCGCCCGCGGCCGTGGCCGTGCCCGTCCACGTGATCGAGCCTGCCGCGGCAACGCCGCTGCCGGAATCGATGTACGGGATCGCCCAGACGGGCGAGAGCGCGTCCACGGTCTTGTACGCGCGCACCATTTCGTGCAGCTGCGACTCCGCGCCGAACAGGGCCGCGGCCTCGTCCGCACTCGAAACGAGCACCGGGACCTCCGCCGTAGCCGTGCCTGCTGTCAGCTTCTGTCCGAGCAGCAGGGCCTCGTTCGGGCGCGAGGCAAGACCCTTGATGGCGCGGCTGCCATCGAACTCCACGAAAACGCCGGGAGTCAGGATGCTTGCGGGGATGTTGTGGAACCCGATGCTCATGGATGCGCCTCTGTGTCAGAGCCTAGTACAGAACCTGCTCCTAGGCCAGTTCCTGTGTGTCCTCCGCCTCCGGGACCTGTCCCAGGGGCGCGCCGTTATCACGTGGGGTGATATCGTACTTGGTATCCAAGGTAGTGAAATCGTTCCACACGGTAGTATCCGTGAGTTCGATCGTCTGTTGCCACGTCACCACCCAGCAGCTCAGGCCCTTTTCCCGCCACGCGGGCCCGTAGGCGTTCCGGGCCTCGGGTTTTTTCGGCCGGCTCGCGCCGGCCACAGCCGGATCCAGCCGGTTGATCACGCGCATGAACGCGTCCACGAGCGCGAGGCCGCGCGCGTCCTTGTCGCCCGTGAGCGCGGCCAGCGCGCGATCGCGCTCGAGCACCACCGCGCACATGAACACGTCCAGCACGGAGATCCCGCCCTGATCCGTGTGCGTGGCGCGCAGCGCGGAGACCACGATCGCGGGCGCCTGCGCGCCGAACCCGCGCAGCTCCTCGTCCGAGAACTGCCCGCCATGCACGGAGACCTTGACGCCCGCGAGCCGCGTATCGGCGCGCATCTCAGCTGCGTCTCCGTACACGAGTTCTACGAGCCGGCTCATACGATCTTCTTTCCGCCTCGCGCGTCGATCGCGCGGCCGTGCTTCGTGTGAGCGAATGTCTCCTCGAGCGCGTCCTCGAGCACCTCGCGCAGCACGTCTTGAATCTCCGCCTCGTTCTCCGTGCTGATTCCGAGGTACGGCCGCGCTGGCACGCGCGCGCCGTTGTGCGCGAAATGGTGGCCGAACTGGTGCACGGCCGCATAGATCGTGTCCGAGAGCACGAGAGCGGTCTTGCCGTGCGCCTCGCCCTTGATCGACTCCTCGAGCTTGTGCGTGTCCACGAGGCCGTCCTTGCCCACCGTGCTGCCGCGCAGGCGCGCGTACGGCGTGCTCCACGCCTCCCACGGCGTGCCGTCCGGCGCGCGCTTCTCCTCGAGGATACGGCGGCGCGTCTGCTCCTCGAGCACGTCCGCGAGCGCGAGGCCGAGATCGCGGTCAATGACCTCGTCCAGCCGGCCCAGGCGCCGCTGCGCGCGCACGAGCTGGCTCAGGCCGTCCACCGTGAACTCGAACCGGACGCCGCTCATTAGAAGTGCCGCAGCTTCTCGCGCGTGAACACACGCGCGCAGGAGGACATGAGAGAGCTCGCGCGCGAGGCCGTGACCGTGGTTGAGCTCTGCGCGAGGTTCGCTCCGCCGCTCTCGCTCTCGTCCGTGGTGAGCTTGATCCGGCCTTTGGCCACCGCGTCCAAGTACTCGATCGCCTCGTGGTACCTGTCTTTCTTGATCTCCGTGAGCACGGAGGGATCGGTGCACGCATCGTAGATCGCGAGGTCCACCGTGTACTGCCGTACGAGTGCCGGCACCACCGCCCACGGCCAGCCGCGCACGCGGCCCATGAAATAGCCGTCCACCTTGTTGGAGGCGGCCTGCAAGGCGAGCTCGAACGCCTCCGTGTCCAGCACGCCGTCCCGGTCACGGTCGCAACTGACTGTCACGTAGTCCGCGCCGCGCAGGGCGATCGCGTCTGTGATGCTCGCGTAGACCATGTCAGCACGCCACGATCTGCAGGTGCGGATCGCCCTTGATGGCTGCCGCCTGCTCTGCCGTGAGCGTGTGCGTGGCCCACGCGCGCGTGAAGCGCAGGCCGGCGCGCCCACGCGCCTCCAGCTCCGGGTTGCGCACGCGGACGCGGTATCGCCCGGCCACCGGCGCCGGCGGCGGCTCCGAGGCGGTGGGCGCCGGCGCCTTGCCTTTGCACACGGCCTCGTACGCGGCGCGCAGCATGGCCTCTCGATCCTTGGTCTTGGGAAGCTCGATCTTGTAGTCCTGCCGCACGAGCTCCGCCACGTCCGCGGCAGTCTTGCTGCCATAGAGCGCCTTGCAGAACTCCTCGTATGTGAACTTGGTCAGATCGATTGCGGGTGACGGCATGGTGTCTCTCCTCAAAAACTACGGGCCCCGGAATCGCGCAGGAGAGCAGAGCGCGAACCCGGGGCCCGTCCACGCCCTAGCGGGAATCAGGGCAGGAACTTGATGTACATGGTCTGCAGGCCGCTGAACACGTTCGGGCGGCGCAGCTGCACGGGGCTGCCAGCGTTGCCGTTCTCGGTCACGCCGATCTTTTCGTTGTAGAGCGCGTCCTCGATCGTGTCGCGTTGGCCGCGGCCATACACGAGCAGGGTGGGGGATGCGCCCACGAGCTGGCCCTGATCGTTGCGGAACGCTTCCATCGCCGCACGGATCGTCTTGAACTCCGTTTCGGAGAACGCGTTCTCGGACTTGAACGCGTACTGCGGGAACGTGTAGCCGGCGCCGCCGTACGCGCGCGCGCCGTAGAGGGCCTCGCGGTGCATGAACACGTGGTCGCTCGTGTTCGGGTTCGTGAGCGCCTCGAACACGGGCCGCTCGCTCTGGAACATGAGCGGCTTGAGCACGTGCGTGTTGTCGAACAGGTAGAACGGCGAGGCGCTCTGGGCGCCGGTGCGCAGGTTCGCGAACGTGGTGGGTGCGCCATTCGCGCCCACGCACGGGTGATCCGTATCGAAGAAGTTTTGCCCGTCGAAGCACGGCGTGGAGCTGGCGTTCTGCAGCGCCTCGAGGATGCGCAGCATCTTCCACCGGCCGGCGGCGCGGCCCTGCTTCTCTGCGCGGGTGCCGTACAGGCCCGTGTGATCGTTCTCGATGTCACGGAGCTTGACGCGCAGGGTGTGCTCGTACTCCTTGTTCTTGATCGAGTACTTGTACGCGGCCAGCTCGCGGAGCTCGCGGCCGTTCTTCCACTCGCGCAGATCGTCAGTCTCGCCCAGCCACGAGAAATCGGTCTCGTCCGTGGAGACCGGCATGTCCTCGCAGATGATGGAGAGATCCACCGGGGGCGCCACGTCCAAGCCGGCGCGGAACTTGTTGCTCAGGACCTTGAAAAACAGGTCCATGTTGCGCTTGTTGATATCCATGTCTCGTGCTGCTTTCTGTGTGCTTGGCTGGCTGGTTTTTCCGCGCCGCGGCTATCAGACCGCGTCGATCAGGATCGAGAGCTTGGCGACGGTGGCCGTCGCGTTCGTGCCGCCCACGGTGAACGAGATCACGTCACCCTCGGCAACCGTGTTGGCAGCGGACGGCGTGCAGCTGTCCACGTCGCCTGCGGCGCTGCCGGACTGCGTGATCGTGATCACGCCCCCGGTGATTGCGGCCGCGCCGATCTTGCCCGTGAGGGTGGCATCGCCCGTGGTGAGCACGCCATCGATCACGGAGTAGACCTTGCGAATGCGCCCGGCCACCGGAGAGACCACGCGGTAGACGTTGCTGCCCACGAGGGTGTCCACCCGCAGGCCCACGTGCACGAGGTTCTCGACTGCGTCGCCGCTCGCGCTCGCGCTCACGCCGCACGCGACCTGGACTTGCCCGCTCGCGGAGAGGCCCTGGATCACGCCCATGGGCGCGCGCAGGCCACCGTTCGAGGTCTTGGCCACCGTGTTGTCATCCACGGCGTAGGCGATCTGGCCCACGTCCGTTTCCGCGATGGCATCGCCCGCGGTGGAGTTGTCGAAGGGCCAGACGCCCTCGCGCGTCTCGCACGTGAGCACGCCATCACCCACGACCTCTGCGCGAGCAACGCCCACGCACTTGAGCGTGGCGTGCGCGCCCATCGGGTACAGCAGGCCGTCCGCGGGCTTCACGCCACAGGCGCTGCCCACGTAGATGTGCTGGCCCGAGGCCACCACCTTGTCATGCACGTCCACCGGGCTCTTTTGCCGGCGGTTCACGTTGGTTGCGAGTGCGGTCATGTTCTGTTCCTGTGTGCGGGTGCGGTGGTGGTGTCAGCGCGGGCGCTGGTTCAGTCCTGATCGTCCTCGTCCGAGTCGAGACCGTCCTCGGACTTCTCGATCTTGGCGAGCTCCTCCAGGGAGATGCCCATGGAGCGCGCGAGGGCCTTGCGATCCTTGTCGTGGCTGGCGCGCGCGTTCGTGGCGCGGCGAGCCGCGGGGCGCTCGTTCGAAACGGCCTCCTCGCTGGACGCACCCAGGTACGACGCCTCGAACTCCTCGAGATCCTCCGCGGTCTTGAGGCGCTTCGCGTGGTAGGCGCGGCTCGCGGGCGCGATCTTGCGCGCGTGCACGGCACGCTCCAGGAGCTTTTCGACTGCCTTGGCGTGGCTCGCGGCCGCGCTCTCCGCGGCCTGCGCACCGGCGCTCTGCATCGCGTTGACCTGCACGCCCAGGTCGGCAACCTGCGCCGTGAGGCCTTCGATCGGCTCGCTCACCTTGGCCAGCGCCGCAGCCACGGCATCATCGATCAGTTTCTTGATCTGTTCCTCGTTCATTTCCGTTCCCTTGCTGTGCAGCGCCGGCATTACAAAGTTTGGCTCGTTCACGAGCCCGGCATTTGCGAGGGTGAGGATCTCACCCTGGATACTCACCCCATCCTGCTCCGTAGCCTGGCTTGTGTCAAACAGGACCGTTGGACTTACACCCACATAGGCGCCCTGCGCGATGCGCTGGAGCCCGTAATCGGTCCACTGCACCTGCGTGGCCCACAGGGAGCCGTCCGCGCGCAGCGCGAACCCGGAGAGCCGCGCAAGGCCCGGAGACGGCTCGCCATTTGGCGCGGCCACCTCGAGCGCGTGGTTCTCGTCCAAGACCATGGGGTAGTCCCTGAAATCGCGCTCGAGCGCCTGCAGGGTGGCCAGCGGGTTGCGGTGGCTGTACGTGCGCCCGTCCCGGCCTTGAATCACCGAACCGCCCGGCAGCAGCGGCAGCGCGGTGGGCGCGTTCGCGAACCCGCCCTGCGGCGAGGCCTGATACGCGTACGGGATAGTGAGCTGAAACCGATCCGCCACCCCGTGAGGGTAGCACATTTACTCCCGGCGCAAGATACCTGCGCGGCGGAGCCCCTCGAGGCGGTCTTTCCCCGGGTTGTACGCGAACTCCCACGGGATCCCGGGGTAGGTCTCCTTGCCGCGAATCACCTGCTTAGGCGGCAGCTCCTCGTCCGGGGTGGGCGCGGGGCCGGCCGCGATCTGCGTCGTATGACAGGTGCAGCCGTACCCGTTCGAGCCGTAGGCGATCGCCCAGAACGGGTGATCCACCGGCAGGATCACGGGCTTGCTCCAGTAGGGCACGTGCGCCGGGCGATCGCGCTCAGGGTCTCCGTGGTCATACCGCAGCAGCGGGAGCTCCGCTTTGCGGCGTTGCACGCGCGTCCACTCGCCCGCGTCCCGGGCCGTGCGCGTGTTCGTTTGGATCACGAGCGCCACGCGGTGCGGGATCTTCTCCGGGGTGTCCACCGGCAGGCCCGTGACCGCGTCCACCTGATCGCGCCGGCCCCACCACCCTTTCGCGGCAAGGGCCTTGCGGAACGTGCGCGCGAACGAATCGAACGGCTGGCCGCGCTTCTGCGCGTCCTCGATGTGCTCGCGGATCGCCACGGCCACGTCCTCCGCGACGGCGCGGGCGATGGCGCGCGCCGCCTTGAGCTCCTCGCGGCGCATGTCCGCGGTGCGCTTGCGGTCCGCCACGGGCTACTCCTCGCCCTCCGCGGCGAGCCGCGCAGCGAGGGCCTCCTGCACGAGGCGCTCGATCAGCGGGTTGCTGGGCGCGAGCTTGAGGTGCTCCAGGAACGCCTCGTAAGAGTTGTGCTCGCGCGCGAGCTCCTCGAGCTGATCCACATGCGGCTGCATGAGCGCGTCCCAGCCCGTGAGCGCGTCCGTGGTCGCGTGCGCGGCCTTGCCCGGGGTTTTCTTGGCGCCGGGCCTCTGCGCGCCGGGCGCGCCGCCTGCGGGCGCATTGGGATCCACCGGCTGCGTCCCGGTGGCCTTGGGCGTGAGCTCGATCGTATCGTCCTCGTCCTCCGGCTCGCTCAGGTCCAGCTTGTCCAGCACCTGCGAGCGCGAGACCTTGAGGCCGGCACTCACCCACGGGAGCACGGCCTCTGTCCACGAGGTCATGTCCGCCGGAGGGTCCACCGCGAAACGGATCCGCGGCACGGGCG